GCTTCGACCGATCCAAATTGATTGAGGATTGAGGCGCAGAATATAGCCGCCTCGGTGGAGTGATCGCCACGGCCGGCATCGATCAGGTGGGCGGAAATGTTGAGTGTGGTCATTGTCGCGGTTCCTTCTGTGAGTGATTGTTTAGCAGTCATCGCCATAGGCGGGCGGCTCGCAGCCGCACCAGTCGGCCCACTCGTGGCCATCCGGGCACGCTGGCTGCTCAAGCCCGGTTTCCCCGTCTGAGTCCGTGCAGGCTACGCATAGCGCCAGCCAGCAGGTAACGAAGAGGGCTGCCAGCAGGGAAGGGCGGGCGGTCATGATGCACCGCGTTCCGTAGCCGCAACGCGTAGAGCAGATGCCGCGTATTGCCTTGCCAGCGTGACATCTGCCGGGAATGTGGCAGGCTGATTCAGCGCCGCGTCAATGCCGCGCAGATGATCTAGTAGCATCAATATCAATGTTTCTTTCCGGTCTTCGGTTGTGGCGGTCATTGTCTAACTCCTGGTCGGTGGCGGTCGTTGTCGATGTAGCGATTATTGCTATTGGCTGCTCACTGTCAACAGACGGCGACAGCAATATAGGCAACATTACCAAAGGTTAATATTCCGCAATGCAGCGGGGAATTGATCTATGTCAATTTGGTTTATGCGCATACGGTTTTCCGTCTTGCAGCACGTTTTTGCGGCGCAAGAGGAAAATGACCGTTATGTGCATATTTTGGGGTGTGGTGCATATTTCTCTGTTAGAACGCCCCAGCATTGACGAGGGTTCTAACGTCACCACACACTAACAGAATACGGCTCAAACCCTTACCCAGTATGGTCTGAGCTCTCTTACTCTCTATTACTATAATATATATCTAGTATCCTCTTGCACTGCACAATACGTACTGCATACAGCAGCACCACATTTACACAAAAGTTTGCGAAAAGTAGAGTAAGAGCGTTAGAGCCTTACGCAGCAAGGGCTAGACCCTGTTTTTGTCACCGTTAGAGAACGTTAGAACCCGCGCCGTTGCGTGTGTTATCTAACATTGACAGATTATGTAAATTTGCACTGCACAACGACCTAAAATGGCGTCCAAATAGCGCCAAGTTGGCACGATTCATGCAAGCGAATAGGCGATCCGCGCACAATCGCCGCTAGCGCACAGTCACGGCTCCGGCAGGTATAGGGCAGGGTCTACATGCCAGCGTAGGGCAGGCGGGCATATGCGCAGTCTGGCGTGACCGTGGTACATTCGCGCCCATGTACAAAGCACCAGGCCTGGACTATGCACCACCGTCCCATGTGCTGGATGAGCGCCTGCCATCGCCAGGCGATTGCCCGCTAGACCCAGCTCCGGTCAGTACCGCGTACAGCGCCGACGTAGCAGGCGCGATCCTGGATCAGCTCGCCGACGGTCGGACGCTGGCCGACATATGCGCCCAGCCGGGATACCCGCGAGCCGCTGCGGTACGCAGATGGGCGGTCGATGACGTGGCCGGGTTCGCCAGCCGGTATCAGCAGGCGCTAGAGCTCCAAGCGGATGCCTGGTCGGATGAGCTGGTAACCATTGCAGATGGCGATCAGGATTCAGACACAACCCGCGACCGGCTGCGGATAGAGACCCGGCAATTCCTCATGCGGGTTCGCAACCGCAGCACCTATGACCCGCCGAAGCAGGCCGCAACATCTGACGCGCTCGACTGGCTGGCAGTGTTGCAGGCAGCAGGGTTAGCAGCGCAACCATCTACGCCTGCCATCACGCAGGGTATCGTGATCGAGCACGATGCAGGGCAAGACATAGCAGCAGACGCGCCATCAACCGACGCAGCCGATGGGTCCCCTTCCGCCGACACCGGGCGACCCGGGGTTTTCGCCGGAGTCCCATGAGCGCGGGTAGGGGGGGGGCTCTTCAAAAATCCCGCAAAAATCCCGGCGGTGTTGTCAACACATAGCAACAGCGATGTATGAGGGCGATTAGATGTTGACGGCTGACGTACAGGCTGCATTTGCGGAGCGGTTGCCGCGTTGGAAGGAGAGTCCATCGCTGATGGTTCGGGAGTTATTTGGGGTGGAGCCTGACGCGTGGCAGGTGCGGGTATTGGAGGCATTTCCTGGGAATCAGCGGTTGGCGATGCAGGCGTGCAAGGGTCCGGGTAAGACGGCGTTGTTGTCGTGGTTGGCGTGGAATTTCCTGTTGACTAGGCCATTTCCGAAGATAGCGGCGACGAGTGTGACTGGGGATAACTTGTCGGACAACTTGTGGGCGGAGATGGCGAAGTGGCAGCAGAAGTCGCCGTTGCTGGTGGAGTTATTCAGTTGGACCAAGACGCGGATCAGCAGTAAGCAGTATCCAGAGACGTGGTTCATGAGTGCGAGGACGTGGCCAAAGAGTGGTGATCCGAAGGCTCAGGCTGACACGTTGGCGGGTTTGCACGCGGATTACATCATGTTCTTGTTGGATGAGAGCGGGGGTATACCTGATGCGGTGATGGCGACGGCGGAGGCGGGATTGTCGTCGTGCGTAGAGGGTCACATTGTACAGGCGGGTAATCCGACGATGCTGAGTGGACCGTTGTATCGGGCGGCGACGCGGGACAGGGCGCTGTGGCATGTGACGGAGATAACGGGCGACCCGGACAGTCCGTTGAGGTCGAGTCGTGTGAGTGCGGAGTGGGCGCGCCAGCAGATTGGGATGTACGGGGCGGAGAACCCGTGGGTGTTGGTGAACGTATTTGGTCGGTTTCCGCCGTCGAGTTTGAACAGTTTGTTGGGGTTGGGGGATGTGATGAAGGCGGTGGCTCGTCAGTATCAGCCGCTGGTGTGGGAGGGTGATGCGGTTGTGTTGGGTGTAGACGTAGCGCGGTTTGGTGATGATGCGAGCGTGCTGATGTGTCGTCAGGGTCGGAAGGTGTTTGAGCCGAGGTTGTGGAGGAACATGGACTCGGTGAGTGGTGCGGCGCATGTGTCGTTGGAGTGGGGTAGGGTTGATGCGGATGCTTGCTTCGTGGACGACACGGGCGGGTACGGGAGTGGGTGGATCGACAATTTGCGGCGGTTGGGTCGGTCGCCGATAGGTGTGCCGTTCAGCGGTCAGGCGATGAACACTGGGAAGTATTTGAACAAGCGTGCTGAGATGTGGTTTTTGATGGCGGAGTGGGTGAAGGGTGGCGGGTGGTTGCCTAACGTGCCGGAGTTGATTGCTGACCTGACGGAGCCGACGTATACGTTTCGGGCAGACAAGCTGATGATTGAGGATAAGGAGCAGATCAAGGCGCGGTTGGGGAGGTCGCCGGACTGGGGGGATGCGTTGGCGCTGACGTTTGCGTATCCGATAGAGGGACGGGCGCGTGGGCGGTTGGCGCGTGCGCAGAAAGAGTTTGGTATTACCGCAGTGCAGGACTATGATCCGTGGCAACGCGACGAGGCCGAGGAAGGGCGGATAGCCCGGTTGCATTGACAGGAGGCGTGGATGTGTAACGCGAAGGTTATCAAGGTTGCTGCTTTGGCTGCTGCTGTCACTGGTGTTGGTGCGGCGGCGTATGGCGGGTTGAGTGCTGCTGGTGCTGCTGGTGCTGGTGGTGCGGCGAGTGCTGGTGGTGCAGGCGCTGCTGGTGCAGGCGCTGCGGGCACCGCAGGCGCGGGTGCTGCTGGTGCGAGTGGCGTTGGCAGCGCACTGACGACTGGTGGCGTTGACGCGGCGCTGGCATCGAAGGTTGGCGCGGCGAGTTTGAGCAACGTGACTGGTGCGGTTGGCGCGACTGAGGCGGCGAACGCGGCGACGGCGGCGAAGATAGCGACCGCAGCAAAGGTTGGCGCGACGGTGGCTGGTGCCGCTGGCCCGCTGCTGGCAAACCAAAAGACGCCGACCGCGCAGATGCCGGGTGGGTCGGTTCTGCAAGACTACGACGCGGCTCGCAAGACAGCCCGCAACCGGGCGCGTGCGATGGGCGCGTCTGGTCGGGCGAGTACGCTGCTGACAAAGGGCGGCGGTCTGCCATCGTTCGGGGCTAAGACACTGCTCGGGCAGTAAGGGGCGCGGCGATGGCAGGTGAGACTGAGCGCAAGCGATACGGGCGACTGTTATCGGCACTGAAGCAGGATCGGGCCTCGTGGGAACCGCACTGGCGCGACCTGGCCGATCACTTCCTGCCGAGGCGTGGCGAGTGGTTGGGCGTCCAGAGCAACAGCACATCGCGGCGCGGAGACAAGAGAAACCAGAAGCTGATCGACGGGACACCGCGCTACGCGGCAAGGACGTTGGCGTCGGGGTTGATGGCGGGTCTGACATCACCTGCAAGGCCGTGGTTCAGACTGACGACGCCAGACATCGGGTTGATGGAGTTTGGCGCTGTGCGGCAGTGGCTGTACACGGTCGAGCAGCGGATGCGGGACGTGTTCTCGCGGTCGAATCTATACAACACGCTGCCGGTGGTTTACAGCGAGTTGGGTGTGTTTGGCACGATGGCGATGCTGGTAGACGAGCATCCTGTTGAGATTATCCGCTGCCAGCCGTTCACGATTGGGTCGTACTACTTGGCGAACAATGCCGAGTTGCAGACGGATACGTTCGTGCGAGAGTTCAGGCTGACGGTTCGGCAGTTGGTGCAGAAGTTCGGGCGGGATAGCGTATCGCCGCAGGTTGAGATGCTGATAAAGGCGGGTAACTTTGAGCAGCAAATCGACGTGGTGCATATCATCACGCCGAATAGCGACCGGGCAGTTGGTGCGGCTGGCGCGAAGGGGATGGGGTTCCTGTCGGTGTACTACGAGGCGTCAGAGGGTGACGCGCAGGACAGGTTCCTGAGCAAGCAGGGCTACCATGAGAACCCGGTCATGGCTGGTCGGTGGGAAGTGACCAGCGACGAGGTATACGGGTCGAGTCCCGCGATGGACGCGCTCGGTGATGCTCGGGCGTTGCAGTTGCAGCAGAAGCGCAAGGCGCAGGCCATCGACAAGCATGTAGACCCGCCGATGGTCGCGCATCCTTCCATGCGGAACGACATGCCATCGGCACTGCCAGGCATGACGGTATTCTCGGAGCAGAACACGGGCTTCGCCCCGGCGTATACGATCAAGCCTGAGATTCAGGCGCTGATGCTCGACATACGGGAGATTCAGGAACGCATCAAGATTGCGATGTACGAGAATTTGTTTCTGATGATTTCGCAGAGTGACCGGCGCGAGATTACGGCACGAGAGATTGACGAGCGGCACGAAGAAAAGCTGTTGCAGTTGGGGCCGGTGCTTGAGCGGCTGAATGACGAGGTGTTGGATAACCTGATCGACAGGACGTTCAATATCATGGTTCGGCGTTCGCAGCCGTACTGGGAAGGCAAGCTGATGGGCACGCCATTGCTGCCGCCGCCGCCGCCAGAGTTGGCTGAGATAGACCTGAAGGTTGAGTACATCAGCATCATGGCACAGGCGCAGCGCATGGTGGCGACTGGTGGGTTGGAGCGCACCGTGGCATTTGTCACGTCGATAGCTGGCATTGATCCCGATGCACGCGACAAGGTTGACTTCGATCAGTTGATCGACGAGTACACGCAGTCGCAGGGTATCCCGCCGACAGTCGTGCGCGACGATGCGGTGGTGGCAGAGATACGCAAGCAGCGCAGCGAGCAGATGGCTGCACAGCAGGCCGCACAGCAAGCGCCCGAGATGGCAAAGACGGTGAAGATGCTCGGCGAGACGCCGACTGGCGGCGATACGGCGCTGACCAACATCGGTGAGGCGCTGGCTGGATGAGCAAGCCGACAACGACCCGTCAGGCGCGTGAGGAACAGGCGACCAGGCGCAACGAAGAACTTGAGGACTTGCGAAAAATTGTTGCAACGCCTGAAGGGAAGCGGTATATCTCACGCCTACTAGTGCAGTGCAACGTGTTCGGCGTGTCGTTAGACCCTAACGGTAGCCGGATGTACTGGAAAGAGGGGGTTCGCAGCGTCGGGGTCGGGATCATGAACGAGATAGCGTTCATCTCGCCAGAGCTGCTGACAGAGATACTGCGCAAACCGGCTGAGAGGCCGCTGGAAAAAGTAGAGGAATCCGATGACTCAGACTGAAACAGTCCTTACCGCACAGGCAACAACCGACGCGGCTGCGGGCGATGGTCAGGCTGACGACAAGGCTGTTGTCGCCAGTAGCGATACTGGACAGACGACAGAGACGACCGGCAAGACGGAGGAAGCGGCTGCCGCCCCTGTCGTGCCGGAGAAGTATGAGGCTTTCAAACTGCCTGAAGGTACGGAACTCGACGCGACGGCGCTGGCTGAGTTTGAACCCATTGCGAAAGAATTGGGGATGACTCAGGAAGGCGCACAGAGGGTCGTTGATCTGTACGCAGGGCAAGTTGCCAAACTCGCGGAGGCACAGCAGAAGCTGATCGGCGACACCGTTGCTGAATGGGCCAAGACTGCCCAAGCCGACAAAGAGTATGGCGGCGACAAGTTTGGGGCCAACATCGCAATCGCACAGAAAGCGATCAGCGACTTTGGTTCGCCAGAACTGGCAAAGATGCTCAACGAGACTGGGCTTGGCAATCACCCGGAGTTGATCCGGTTTTGTCTGAACATCGGTAAAAAGCTGTCGGAAGATAGTACCGTGCGCGGAAGCAAATCCGCCGCTGCTGTCGATACGGCAGAGTTGTTTTACGGGGCCAAATAGCTCCACAGGTGAGGACTTAAATCATGGCTACTCTTGGCGCAAACGTACTGACGCTTGCCGACTGGGCAAAGCGGCTTGATCCCGATGGCAAGGTTCCTTCCATCGTCGAGATGTTGAGTCAGACTAACGATATTCTGACCGACATGATGTGGGCTGAAGGCAACCTGCCGACCGGCCATCGCACGACCGTTCGCACGGGTCTGCCGACTGCCGCATGGCGCTTGCTCAACAACGGCGTTCAGCCGTCGAAAAGCACCACGGCGCAGATCGACGAGGCGTGTGGCATCCTGGAAGCGTGGTCCGAGGTTGATAAAGACCTTGCCATGCTGAACGGCAACACTCCGGCGTTCCGTCTGTCCGAGGCTCAGGCGTTCATCGAGGCGATGAATCAGGAGATGGCCGACACGATCTTCTACGGCAACTCCAGCACCGCCCCGGAGGAATTCACGGGTCTGGCAGCTCGGTATTCGTCTCTGAGCGCAGCCAACGGCAAGAACATTCTGAGTGCAACGGCGTCTCCGTCAGGTTCCGATAATATGTCGGTCTGGCTGATTTGCTGGGGTGGTCAGACTGTTCACGGCATCTTCCCGAAGGGGTCGCAAGCCGGTCTGGTTCACAACGATCATGGCGAAGTGACCGTTGAGACGACTGCTGGCATGGCAGGCACCCGTCTGCGGGCCTATCAGGATCAGTGGCAGTGGAAGTGCGGTATCGCGCTGCGCGACTGGCGTTACGCGGTGCGTATTGCCAACATCGACGAATCGCAGCTTGATACGGCTGGTTCGGCTGTTCCGCTTATCAACAACATGGTGAAGGCCATCCATCGCATCCCGACTCCGGGTATGGGTCGTTGCGCGTTCTACGCCAATCGGACAGTCAAGGAATTCCTTGACCTTCAGGCGCTGAACAAGAGCAACGTCTACCTGAATGTCGGCGAGGAAGATGGCAAGCCGAAAACCATGCTTCGTGGCATCCCGGTGCGTACTTGTGACGCGCTTCGGTGCAATGAAGCCACCGTATCCTAAAGGGGAACAACCATGATTCTTGATGCACAAAACTTGTTTTCTAACAATCAGGCGATCACGACTGACGCCATCTCAACCAACGTCATTGACTTGATCGGCAACACTGCCGTCAAGAACGAGGGTGGGGCGTATCCGAACGTCACTCGTGACATCGGTGTTGGTGAAGATCTGTACCTGGTCATTCAGATTGGTACTGCATGGGCTGCGGCTGGCACCGTGACGTTCACGCTGGAATCAGATTCCACGGAGAACTTGGCAACGGCTGCGACAGTTCACTGGACTTCAGGTGATCTGGCGAAGTCTGTGCTGATTGCGGGCTACCGGGTTGCTGCGGTCAAACTGCCGACTGGCAGCTATCAGCGGTATCTTGGCGTTCGCTACAACGTCACCACGTCTGAAACGGATGGTACTGTTGATGCCTTCCTGACGACCGACATCAGCGCGTATCGTGCCTACAGCGACAACAAGCGTCTGGCTGTCTAACAAGGAGCGGTAACAGATGAGAGTCAAGGCAAAGGAAATCGGCTACTACGGCCTGAAGCGGCGCAAGGTTGATGAGGTTTTCGAGGTTGAGAACGTCAGTGATCTTGGCAAGTGGATGGAGCCGGAGTC